AAGAAAAGGAGCAAATATGAAAAACACATTAGAGGATTTAAACAATTACTTATTCGAATCAATAGAAAGAATTACAGATGGTGATCTGACAGATGAGCAACTCGAAAAAGAGATAAAGAGAAGTGATACTGTACAGAAAATAGCAAAAACAATTATAGAGAATGGGCATCTGGCTCTAAATGCAAGAAAGCATATAGATGAGCAAGGAATAGGACAGACTGTAGATCTACCTATGTTGGGACTCAAAAAGGGTGTTTAACTATGGTTTACACAATAGCTGAGAGGGAATTCTTGAAAAGCTATATTCCAGGGCATTTTTCATATGAAATACAAAGCGCTTTTGAGGAGAAGTTTGGAAAACGCCTAACATATGCACAAATAAAGAGCTTTAAGGGAAATAATAAAATTCGATCCGGAGTTAATACAACTTTTAAAAAGAGACATGTTCCAGCAAATAAAGGTAAAAAAATGAGCGCAGAACAATATGCAAAGTGTGAAGGAACAATGTTTAAAAAAGGACATAGACCACAAAACTACAGGCCGGTAGGTAGTGAGAGGATAAATGTTGATGGCTATATTGAAATAAAAGTTAAAGATCCAAACAAGTGGGATCTTAAACACAGAGTGATATGGAAAGAGAATAACGGAGAAATACCACAAGGTAATTTAGTGATATTTAGAGACAATAATCCTTTGAATTGTAATATAGACAATTTGCTACTCATCAGTAAAAGTGAAAACATGAAGATGAATAACATTGGTGCCTGTGAATACAAAGAATTGGAAAAAGAGGTTTTATTAAATACTATAAGGCTTAAAAACACGATTAAAAGTAAGTTATCTAAGAAAAGGAGCAACGATGAATAAAGTAATATTGATGGGCAGGCTTACAAGAGATCCGGAATTAAGATATACAAGCGGAGAGAATTCAATGGCAATTGCAAGATACACATTAGCTATAGATAGAACAATAAAAAAGCAAGGTGAGCAGTCGGCAGATTTTATAAATTGCGTAGCTTTTTCAAAGGCAGCAGAGTTTGCAGAGAAGTATTTCAGGCAAGGTATGAGGGTGTTGGTATCAGGAAGACTGCAGACAGGCAACTATACAAACAAAGATGGACACAAGGTATATACAACAGATGTAATCTTAGATAGCCAAGAGTTTGCAGACAGCAAGGGTGAGAATGCTAAGGGAATGAGTAATCATAATAGCTCCGGAATAGATGCAGATGGATTTATGAATATTCCGGATGGAGTTGATGACGAGGGACTGCCGTTTAATTAAAAGAGGGTTGAAAGAAGGAGAAGAATATGTTCATTAAGCAATCAGTGTTTGAAAAACAGATAAAGAAAGCATATAAGTATGATGCATTAAAAATATATAAGAGTGAGAATGATGACATAGTTATAGATACTCCGAGGTGGACGCTTGCTATATATAAGGACTTTATAACTAAAGAAATTAAAGGAGCACTTGTTAAATTGGTGGGAGACTTGCCGGAAAAAAACGAGTCAATATTATATGGTGCTATTTTAGGAATGCAATATGAAATGGGGGACATAGTAGACACATCTATATTGAATAATGATTACACAGAAGATCGTGGATATAGTCAGTATTTTGTTTCTAGTTTAACTATAGAAAAGATATATAGAGTTATTCAATCAGAAGGCAACGATAACACAATAAGGCTGTATAATCAAGAACATTTAAATATGATAGCAAGAAATTTGGTAGATACAAAGGCTGGAGAAACAGGAGTTGAAGGTCCAATAAGCAATGATGAAGGTTCAAGTCTCAGGTGGTATACAAATGCCGGTACTTTGGAAATAAAACGTGATATTTCCGAAAATTACACAAATGAGTTATTAGAATTGCTTAAGACAATAAAACTTGAAAGATATGAGGAATAGATATGGCAATTCAAAAAGATATAGTAATTAACAGGAAACAATATCAGTCCATCAAGAAGATGGATCATAATCAGATGAACTTGTACATACAAAGCATTTATAAAAGCGCATTTGAAGATGGAAAGGCATCAGTTCCCGGAATATATATTAAAAGCATTGATATTATATTAAAAAATATAAAAGGAGTTGGAGAAAAAAGAGCAGCAGAAATAATTAAAGCACTTGAGGCAGAGCTGGTAAAAGATAATAAGTGATATATGGACATTTCATTAAAGGGAGGTGATGCAATATGAATTCAGCTAAGGCAGAGTTGATGGAAGTTAGAAGACTGTGTTTGAAAATCTGTCAACTGACGAGAGAGAAAGAAGCGCTGTTAGGAATAACAAAGAAGGTAAGCACGAATGAAAGGGTTCAGACTTCTGCAGGAAAAGGAGGGATAGAGGCTGTAGTGGTGGAGCGTGAAAGGATACAAAAGAATATTGATAATACTGTCAGCCTATATATGGACAAGAGGCAGCAGATAATAGATCGAATACATAAGACAGAGAAGGAAGCTTATATGCAAGTGCTTTACAAGAGATATATAGAGGGCAAGAAATTTGAAGAGATAAAGAGAGAGATGCATTATGAGGTGTCATATATAAGAAAATTACATTGTAAAGCACTGAATGCTTATACAAATGTTATGGATAAGGAATAGCGACATGGGCAGCAGTTAAGAAATGTTATCCCACTTTTGTCCAAAATTTTGTGCTACAATGTTAGAGTAACAAGAACAAATGTGATTGTTTCTACTTTTTCATATGTAACTCCTGAAGAGCTCTCATTAGGTGAGGGCTCTTTTGCTGTACAATTGCAAGAATAATTGCAGTATTTAAATGAGAAGATAGAAAACAGTCAGAGAAAAGGCCTAAGGTACTTCCTAGGGGGTATCCCCTATGCGGGGCAAAGAGGCGCAGTCAATTTGGCTTTAAAAAATGCAAAAAAAAATGGGATTTCCTTCCCTTGGAAAGGAGGGGTAATGGGAACTGATGATAGTTAATCAAAAAGAACTGGCAGAGTGTCTTGGAGTAGAGCCAAGGACTATAAGAGATTTGACTAAGAAATGTGGAATATTTGAAAGAAATGAGTCGGGAAAATACGAGTTAAGTACATGTATAAAAGAGTATATTGAATATAAATTGGACTTAGACTCGAGCAGGGCGAAAGGCTTGAATTTAGAGGCTTTAAAGGCAAGACATGAAGAAATAAAGATACAGATGAGTATGGAAAAACTCAAAGAGTACAAGGCAGAAACCCACAGGTCAGAGGATGTGGAAGAGTTCCTGTCAAATATGCTTGTAAGTTTCAAAAATAAGCTGTCAACATTGCCCTCAAAATTGGCCATGGAGATAATGGGAGAGACTGATACCAATGCTGCAATAAAGAAGGTAGAAGAGGAAATAGATATGGCTTTGAATGAACTTTCCGGATACGATCCGAACAAGATTAGCAGGAAAAGAAAAAATGTTGAATTGGATGAAGATTTAGAAGAAATAGAGGAAGAAAATGACATCAAGAGAGAAAACAAGAAGGTTGTTTCAAAAAGTAATAAGCGAAACACTAAAACCTCAAAATCCACTAAGCGTAAGCCAGTGGGCAGAAAGGTACAGAATACTTGATTCCAACTCCAATTTAGCCGGTAAATGGTCCAATGATGTGACACCATACCTTGTAGGAATAATGGATGCTTTCAATGATGTAAATATCAGAAAGATATTCTTTTGTAAAGCCAGCCAGATAGGTGGAACCAGCGCAATGGTAAATATGATTATGTATATCATTATGCAGACTCCGGCACCAACGATGATAGTCTATCCAAGTGACGATCTGGCCAAGAATATATCCAATGACAACTTAAAGCCTGCATTCAGACTTGTGCCGGAAATAAAGAAGATGTTCAAAGAGACAAAATCAAAGGAGCTGGAGCTTAGATTTACTCATATGCCTATATATCTTACAGGAGCAGGTTCTCCAAGTAAGTTGGCTTCCAAGCCTATAAAGTATCTGTTCTTTGATGAGATAGATAAAATGGGTGGTGCTACTAAGAAAGAGGCAAGTCCTTATAATTTGGCACTGGAGAGAACGAAAACCTTCAGGCCGACTGAAAAGGTATTTGCTGCAAGCACTCCTACTATCAAGAGTAATTATATCTGGGAATTACATGATGGAGCGGATGAAGTAAAGCATTACTTTGTTCAGTGCCATCACTGTGGAGAGTGGATAGAGTTTGTATTCGATCAGATAAAGTTTTGTAAAGATGATGAGAAACGGATGAGCAACTATGAAAGGGCACAGACTGCAAAATATGTGTGTCAGGAATGTGGTTGTTTCATTACTGATTCCGACAAGATGAAGATGCTTAGAAGCGGTGAGTGGAGAGTTGTGAAGAAGAGAGGTAATGGAGTGGCTGCAAAGAGTGTAGGATTTTGGATAAGCTCTCTTTACTCAGTATTTCTTAAGTGGTCAGACATAGTGGAAGAGTTTTTGGATAGCTATAAAGATCCTGAAAAACTTCAAAACTTTACTAATTCATGGCTTGGAGAAGCATGGGAAGACACTAGAATTGCAACAAGTAATAAGCTTGTACTACAAAGACAAACTGACTTGGAAGAGTTTGTGGTTCCGGAGTGGGCGAGAATGCTTGTTGGCGGTGTAGATGTGCAGCAGGATTCTTTGTATTTTACTATCAGAGCATATGGAGCTTATACAACCAGTCAAAATATCACTCATGGCCAGGTAAGAAGTTTTGCAGATATTGAAAGAGTTATGAATGATACATATAAGCGTGAGGATGGAGTAGATATGGTAGTTGCCCTGTGCCTTATTGACAGCGGATACAGGCCTGATGATACATACGACTTTTGTATTGAAAACAGAGATTGGGCAATACCGGTAAAGGGCTCATCAAATCCTATGGACTCAAGATATAGATTTAATAGAGTGGATAAAAAGGGATATGGACTACAGTTGGTAGTATGTGATGGCGGAGCTTTTAAGGATTCTATAGCCGTCAGACTACAGAAAGAAAACGGTCCGGGCTCGTTCATGGTATTTAAGGGCTGTGATGAAAACTATGCGAATCAACTTAGTTCGGAACAAAAGGTCATGGTAAAGACATCTGCAGGCAATGTGATGAGGTGGGTACCAAAGCGCTCTCATATAGATAACCACTATCTTGACTGTGAAGTATATGCCATGTGTGCAGCAGAGATAATGGGAGTTAGAAATTTAAGAGAAAATGGTTATGAAGAAAAACAGGAAGAAACAAGCAATCATGAAGATAATACAAATTCTGATTGGATTACAGGTGGAAATAAAGGAGGTTGGTTGTGATGGATAGACCAATGACAAATGAGGAGCAACTTATAGAGATTGACAATGCAATATCATCAATACTAAGAACCGGTCAGAGCTATAAGATAGGATCTAGGACTCTTACAAGAGCGGACCTTGGTACACTTAGAGCAATGAGAAAAGAATTGTTGATTGCTTCGGAAGACAATGGAACGGATTTATTCAGCAATACTTTTGTGGCTGTATTTGACAGGAGGTAGAAATGAATTGGCTTGACAACATAATTGGCTTTTTCTCTCCGGCATGGGCATATAAAAGGCAGGCATTCCGTACAGGCCTAGATGAAATAAGATCAGGATATTATGACAGTGCTGATTCGTCCAGGATGAATAGAAACTGGGCTGCAAATAATGCACCTGCGGTAATGACTGACAGCTTTTCAAGGGATAACATAAGGGCCAGAGCAAGAGACCTTGAGAGAAATTCAGATATTATGAATGCAATACTTAGTGCATATAACAGAAATGTGGTAGGTGAAGGATTTACTTTACAGGCAAGGACTGACAATGAAGAACTTAATAATAAGATTGAGGAGCTGTGGAGAATATGGACTAAGAAAAAGAACTGTGACATCTCTAAGAATCAAAATCTGATCCAGATGCTTAGGATGATTGAGAGAAGAAAGAGGGTAGATGGTGGAGTTCTTATACAAAAATGCTATACAGATGATGGAGTGTTGCCACTGAAACTTTCCTGCCTTGAGGTTGATGAGATAGATAAAGATGTTATGAGTCCGCACTATGAAGGAAATAAAGTAGTGGACGGTGTAGAAGTAAATGAGTATGGAGCAGCTGTAGGGTACCATATCAGACGATATAGTAAGGATGGATATTTACTGGAAGAGCCACATTTTGTAAAAGCTGAAGATATGATATTTGTGTTCTCAAAGACAAGGCCATCTCAAGTAAGAGAGATGAGTGATTTAAATCCTACATTGCTTAGGGTAAGAGATATAACTGAATTTATGACTGCAGTGTCAGTGAAGCAAAGAATTGAAGCTTGCATGTCCGTATTTATCAAAAAGGGTGCAGCGGATGAGCTTGGAAGAGGGATAGTAAAGTCAAACAATCAATCCGGATATGACGGTAAGCTGTTATCTCCGGGAATGATTAAGGTATTAAATCCTGGAGAAAGTATAGATGTGGTTAATCCAAACGGTCAGGCAGCAGATGCGACCTCTTATATAAAGCTTCAAAATCAGTTGCTTGGAGCAGGACAAGGACTCAGTTATGAGGCTACCACAAGAGATATGAGTCAAACCAATTACTCAAGTGCAAGACAAGGACTGATAGAGGACAATCTTACGTATGCAGAGGATAGACAGCTCTTAGGAGACTTGGTAGATGAGATATATGAGGCTTTTATTACTTGTGCAGTGTTATCTAAAAAGCTTGATATACCTGATTTCTTAGAGAATAAAGAAAAGTATTTTAAACATGAGTGGATACAAGCCGGAAGAAGGTGGATAGATCCGCTTAAAGAAGCAAGTGCCATGAGGCTTGGAATGGCCAGTGGGCAAAAGACTTTTAAGCAAATAGCAGCAGAGAACGGAAAAGACTGGAGAGAGCAAATAGAGGATATAGCCGAGGTTATTGCATATGGTAATGATTTAGGAGTAGATCTTGGGCATATCCTATATGGAATAGATTCGAGGAGGGAAAATGGATAAAAATTTTGTAAGAGAGATAGCAATAAACGGTATCAGACAGGTAAAAAGTGAAGATGATACTAAGATTATAGAGCTTAGCTTTTCAAGCGAAGAGCCGTATCAAAGATGGTATGATCATACAGAAATATTGGATCATAAGGGAGTACAACTTGATAGGCTGAATGATATAGGTGTAGTGCTGTACAATCACAACAGGGATAAAGTTATAGGCAAGGTAAAGAAAGCGTGGGTTGAAGATAACAGAGGCCTTGCTATAATAGAACTTGATGATGATGAGTTCAGCACTGAAATATATAAGAAGGTTGAAAGCGGTACGCTTAAAGGTGTATCGGTTGGCTATTCTATAGATACATGGGAGGAAGTAAAAGCCGGAAAAGAGTCAACGGATGGATTTGCCGGGCCTTGCTACATTGCCAGAAGGTGGACTCCGTATGAGATATCTATAGTATCAATACCTGCAGATGGAACAGTTGGTGTTGGTAGATCTGAAGATGATACAGATAATGCAGATTTGAGCATATACGAGAATATAGTACAGTTTAATAAAAATAAGCTTGGGGTATAAAGTTGTCCCACTTTTGTCCGATTTTTTATGCTATATTTGTAGAGTGCTAGATGGGCGTATAGCACAAGATAGTTTATTGACATGATTATTCCTTTACAGAAAGCTTGAGGCTTATGTCTCGAGCTTTTTTGTTGGAAAAATTAGAACTCTTAAGGTCAAATCCTTGGAGTTCTTTTTATTTAAATGTATTTGAAGAAAGGAGTCTTTTATGGGTGCAAAAGATGCATTGCGAAGACAGCAGGAGCTTTTAGAAAAAGCTAAGGTAGAAGGTAGAGGATTGAACCCTGAGGAACAAAGAGAGTTTGACAGCATGCAGGCTGTTATTGATTCTGCTTCTACAGAGGAAGGTGTAGATGACTTACAGATAGAAAGAGAAAGATGTAAGCAGATTGTGGAATTGTGTAAGGATATGGAGCTTGATCCAACGGACTTTATTGCAAAAGGCGCAAGCATAGAATCTGTAAAAGATGCAGCTATACAGAAGCTTAGAAGTGAGAAAAAGCCGGTTACAGCTCAGCCAAGTGGTGATGTGGATTTGAAGGTTAAGACAGATGAAAGAGATAAGTATACCAGAGCTGTAGCAGATGGAATGCTTTTAAAGAGTGGACTATATGTCGATAAGCCTGCAGCAGGTGCAAATGACTTCAAGAGTATGTCTCTTAGAGATATGGCTATTCATGCTATGGCACAGGATGGTGAGAATTTAGATACTCTTATGAGAATGTCGCCGAGTGAGGTTTATGACAAAGTTACAAGAGCAGGATTTTATAATCCGACATCTGCATTCCCTGCAATCATGGATACAGCTATCAATAAAGCTTATAAGGATGAGTATACACTTGCTTCTACAACTTTTGAAAAATTTGTAAAGATTGGTTCTTTGTCGGATTTTAAGGCGCATGATAATTACTGGGTAACAGGACCGGCAGGCGAGTTCAAGGAAGTACCGGAGAACGGAGAGATCGAGGCGGATATTCCTAAAGATATGGCCAAGCCTAAGCGCCAGCTTAAGACATTTGCAAGGCAGTTTTCTATGAGTAGACAGGCTTTCATCAATGATGATATCGGATTCCTTACTACAGTACCGGCAAGATATGCAAGAAGTGCAAAGACAACTATCAACAAGATGGTGTATAACGCACTGTATAACGATGTGGTCATTTATGATGGATTACCATTATTTGATGCAAGTCATAAGAACTCTTTAGCTACAGGATCTGCTCCAAGTGCTGAGGTTATCAACAAGATGATATTAGCGTTGGCCACACAGAAGGATGAGTTTGATCAAAGTATTGTGGTAAATCCTAGAACCATAGTAGCACCTGTAGGTTATGCTATGGATTTGTATAAAATTTTCAACTCTCCAAGTATCAATACAGCAGGTAACACACAGGCAGCAAATCCTTTGTATCAGCTTAGAAATAACATCCAGATTGTAGAGGATGCAACACTTAATGCATTAGCAGGATCAAGCGCTGCACCATGGTACCTGATGGCAGATGCGGCAGATGTAAATACTATCGAGGTAGATTTCCTTAATGGCCAGCAAGTTCCAACAATTAGAAGAATGGAAAATCCGGGAACACTTGGATTTGTGTGGGATATTTATTTTGATGTTGGAGTTACCGTGATGAACCATAGAGGTATTGTAAGAAATAAGGGTGTAGCTATAGCCAATCCGTTGGCTTAAGGAAAGGAGAGAGTATGGCAAATAAAGGTGCATATGTAAATACCGGAAATACTATCAATTATACAAACGATACAAATTCTAAGATTGAAGCCGGATCAGTAGTAAAGATAGGCGATATATTAGGGATTGCTGCATGTGATATTGACATGAAGTCACTTGGAGCGGTGAGTATCAGTGGTGTATATGATATTACAAAGAAAACAGGAGAAGCTATAGAAGCAGGAAAGCTTGTATATTACTCAACTGATGGCATTACAGCAACCGCCGGCAGTAATCCAAGAATAGGGTATACCGTTGCCAAGGCGCTTGCAGGAGATAAAACCGCAAGAGTAAGGTTGGGATAGTATGAAGTATAGAGCAAAGAGACATATACTGTACCTGGGGCATATGTATGCTCCGGGCGAATTTGTATTGACATCAGACATTGAATATTTAGAAAAACTTGTTGCAAATGATTCTGCAGAATGTGTTGATGATGAAGGAAATATAATCAGACAGACAGTAGTAAATACTGATGAACCTTCAGAAGAAGGACAATCTGAAGAACTTCCATTTGGTGAGGAAGATTCATCGGATGAAGTGAAGGAAGATGTCAGCAACAAGCCTATTGGAAGAGGCAGCAGGGCAAAATAATGAATGAGTTTATGGAAGCTCTTAATGATGATATATCTAAGGTTTTCTTAAACCTTGATGAGTTTGCTTCTACTCACAATATTGACGGTAAGGAATATAACATTATCATTGATGAATATGAGTTGAACGAACGAAACAAGGGTAGGGAAAAGGAACTTATAGATGGAATCTATATAAGAGAGCTGCTTATATACGTGTCTAAGGATGAGTTTAAAAGGCTTCCAAGTATAGGTAGAATACTGTTTCTTGATAATGTGGAATACCTGGTCAAGGATGCACAAGAGGAAGAGGGAGTATTTGTTATTACACTGGAGAAGAATGTGCATTAATGGCTATTGAAGTAAGAGTTGATGAAAATGACTGGAGGAGACTTGAGCATACTCTTAAATCTTTAGGGGAAGATGCTGATAAAGGTCTTGCTAAAGTCGTAAATAAGACAGCAAAGGAAGCAAAGAAACTACTTGCAAAGCAATCCAATTCTGAATATGCTACTACGGATCTGGGACTTAGAGGTTTTAATAACGCTATGAAGGTAAAAACAGCTACAGGAAAGAATCCTGTAGCTGAAATCATATCTAAGGATGGCAGCAGAGAGTTGTATAAGTTTAAGGTATCACCAAAGACCGCAACAAGGAAGAATGGTAGAAGGCCAAGGACTTTTAAAGCTAAAGTCTTAAAATCAAGCTCATTTAAAAAGATGCAGACTGCAGATATAAAGGCTTTTGTAACGACATTTAAGAGCGGTCACACAACATTGGTAGAGAGAACACCGGGCAAGAGGATGAGGAATAGAAGCGGTAAAGGGATAACAAAGCATAATATGGCACTTAAGGCCTTGTATGCTGTACCTGTACCAAACATGCTTGCAGGTGAACATGGATATCTTAAGGCAAGTGCTATGATCGATGATGTACTTCAAAGAAATATTGATATGGAAATAGAAAAACTTTTGGGAAGTGAAAGATGACGGTTTTTGATATTTATAAAGAGCTTGAGGATTTTTTGCATCCTATATTAGACAAAATGTACTTTGAAAGTCCAAGTAAGAAAAGAGTGAAGATAAATATATATGAGCAGAGCCTGCCACCAAAGCGTGATGATGAGGATGTAGAACCTTTTCCGTATCTAATCATTAAAGTACTTGGAGGCAAATTTCCAAAGGACTATAGAAGTGATACGGCCAAACTGAGAGTGATACTTCTGATAGGCATAATGAATACAGAAAAAGGATATACAGCATATAGGGATGTGATCGGTGTTATCGAAAGGATAAGACAGGAGTTCTTGAAAGTTGGACATTTAAAAACTTTTTCGCTTTGTGCCGATATTGACTTCTCAATGAATGAAGATGATGAGTATCCTTACAGCTTTGGAGGGATGGACTTAAGCTTTAGAAGCTTGGATGTGGTGAGAGAGGATGAATACACATAATGGATGTTAAGAAAGAAGATGTTATTGTAAAAGAAGATCCTAAAGAGGAGGCTGTAAAAGAGGTTGCAGAAAATAATACTGAAAGTGCTGTAGCCTTAATAAATACTAAGCGTGAGAGTCTTTCTGATGTGGTCTATGTAGGTCCGAAAGTAAGTGGAGTTATACAGCAATTTGATACATTCAGCGGAAATGTTCCTGAAAGTATTGAGGAGTTCTCAAATAAATATAATACGATAAGGGCACTTTTTATACCGATTAGCGATTTTGCGAAGGCTTTTAGAGAGGTAAAAGAAAAAGGAAGTGCTCTTTATAATCTCTATATGAGAGCAAAGGAGGAGATAAATGACAACTTATAATCATGGTATAAGGGTAAAAGAGGGTGCGACACCTGTAAGTAAGCCACTACTTGGTACTGCAGGTCTTCAGGTTGTAGTAGGATGTGCGCCGGTAAACCTTACAAAGGATCCATATTCTAAGACAAATAAGGTTATACTTTGTAACAGCTTTGATGAGTGTGTACAAAAGCTTGGATACAGTAATGAGATGGATAAGTATACTCTATGTCAGGCTATGTATGCTTCTTTCAAGCATTTTAAGATAAGCCCTGTGGTATTTATCAATGTACTGGATCCGAAGAAGCATAAGCAGACGGTAGCGGAAAGCACTGTCAATGTTGTAAATAAGCAGGCGATACATCCTGATACAGGCCTTTTGCTTGATAAGTTGGTGGTAAAGAATGCTGCAGCTACATTGGTTGCTAATACCGACTATATATTAAGCTTTAATGATGAAGGAAAGGCTGTAATATCACTATTGTCTACAGGCAGTGCATATAATGCCACACAGCTTAAGGTAAGCGGTGAGAAGATAGATCCAAGTCAGGTTACAGTTAATGATATAGTTGGTGGATACAGTGATTCCACAGGAGAGAGTACAGGTATTGAGCTTATAAAGAGTGTATTCCCTAAGCTTGGAATTGTGCCGGGTACATTGCTTGCACCGGGATATTCATATAATCCGCTTGTTGCAACGGCTCTTGTCGCAAAATGTGAGGAGCTGAACGGAAAATTCAGAGCTATGGCTCTGATTGATATATCCTCAAGTACAGTAAAAAAGTACACAGATGTTCCAAAGGCTAAGTCCGATCTTGGTATCAAGTCACCTTTTGCAATTGGATTATGGCCAAGTTTGAAGGTGGAAAAGAAAGTGATTTCTTATTCGGCAATGTTTGGCGCTTTATGTGCTTATATTGATACTAAGAATGACAATATTCCTAGTAAGTATCCTTCAAATAAACCTCTGAATGTCGAGAGTGCTTGTCTTGCAGACGGTAGTGAGGTGCTTATTGATGAAGAACAGGGTAATACTTTAAATGCAGTAGGTGTAGTAACAGTTATAAACCAAGTAGGATTACGTGCTTGGGGAAATAACACTATGGCCTATCCGGATGATACTGATCCTAAGAATAGATGGATTGCAATAAGAAGGTCTTTTAACTGGTATGCAAACGGATTTATAACAAGATTTATTGATGCGGTTGATGATCCTACGAGCTATAAGATAATTGAAGCATTTCTTGATGCTGAGAATATGTTCGGTAACAGTATTGTAGCAAGAGGAGATTTTGCAGGAATAAAGATGGAATTCAGCATTGATGACAATCCGAGAGAATCTATACTGGCAGGAAGGATTAAATTTAAGGAGAAGATAGCTCCATTTATTCCGACGGAGTATATAGAAAATGAGGTTTCGTTTGATCCTAATATGATTGTGAATGCATTGGGAGGTAATAACTAATGAGTTTTCCAACAGTAATAAATAATTTTAACGTGTATGCAGGTTCAGATAGACTAATCGGTGTAACAGATGAAGTAAAACTGCCTGATATGAATGCTATAACTTCGTCTGTAAGTGGAGCAGGTATAGCAGGAACTATAGATATTCCGGTTGTAGGTGCGTATGAAAATATGGATATGGAAATACCATTCAGAGGACTTACTGCGGATATCTTCAAGATATTCAAAGTGGGGGAAACTGTAGATGTTACTCTTAGAGGAGGATATCAGACTATTGACAATGAGAATGCCGGCATAGGCAAGAGCTCTATGAGAGTTATGGTCAGAGGCTTTGTAAAGAGCTTTTCTCCGGGAAGTGTGAAGATTAACGATCAGATGACATCCACTGTAACTATATCTATAGCGTATTACCTTGTAGATGTGGCAGGCAACAATGTCATTGAGCTTGATAAGCTTAACTCAAAGTGCGTGATCAATGGAGTTGACGTACTTGAGGATATAAGAAGTTATATTTAATGTTTTGAGTCAGGTGTCTGTGGATACCTGACTTTTTTGTATAAGCATATGGGTGACATCACCGATATGGATTAAGGTAGATGATAGGAGAAAAGATGAGTAAAGAAGTAGAAAAAGATATTGAAGTCGTAGAAAAGAATGATACCGCAGTAATTGTATTTGATGAGCCATACAAATGGGAAGGCAAGGAATATACAAGTGTAGATATCTCTAATATGAAAAATCTAAAGGGCATTGATCTTATAGAATCATTAGATAATGGTAACGGCCTATCTACAAGTGTAAATGGTGAATATAATATAAAAACTATTATGTCTTTAGTAAGCAAAGCTACAGGGATACCGGTTGAGTTCTTTGAATATTTGCCTATAAAAGAAGTTATAAAGATTAAGTATAAGGCTATACGTTTTTTATAAAAGTGGGCATAAGCCCTAATGACGGCAGGGTAGTAAGAAAGATAGCTATAAGATTGTCAATAAAGCTTAATACAAGCATGGAATATTTTATGAATATGCCTGTGAGGGAGCTTATAGAAATTGTTGAGGAGGTGAGTGAAATTGGCCAGTAAAAAAGAATATGAGATGAGGATAAAGATTGGCGGTAGAGTGGATGCCTCCTTGGGTAATGCTACCAGGCAAGCTATAAGTAATATTGAGGGCGGTCTGTCAAAGTTTGAAAACCGTATGAAGACTATAGGTAAGGTAGTAGCAAGTGTGACTGCCGGACTTGCCGGTGCTGCTACTGTAATGGGATCTAATTTTGAAGCACAGATGAAGACTGTGCAGGCTATAAGCGGATCCAGTGAAGCACAGCTTGATATTCTTAGTGAAAAGGCTAAGGAGATGGGTATTAAGACGGTATTCAGTGCTACAGAAGCAGGTAAAGCACTTGAATACATGGCAATGGCAGGTTGGAAGACTGCAGACATGACGCAGGGCATATCAGGTATCATGAATTTGGCTGCAGCATCAGGTGAGGACCTTGCAATGGTTTCAGATATAGTTACTGATGCACTTACTGCTTTTGGACTTAAGGCAAGTGATTCAGCGCATTTTTCTGATGTACTTGCAGCAGCATCTTCTAACTCCAATACAAATGTGGCTATGCTTGGCGAATCTTTCAAGTATGTTGCTCCTGTGGCCGGTGCTCTTGGGTATAAGGTTGAAGATGTAGCTACGGGATTAGGTCTCATGGCTAATCAAGGTATAAAAGCCGGTATGTCAGGTAGAGCCATGAAAAATATATTGTCAAATATGACTAAGCCGACAAAAGAAATGGCTGCGGCTATGCAGACACTTGGAGTCAGCTTGACTGATGATAGCGGAAATATGCTTTCGTTCATGGACATCATGAAAAACTTAAGAAAAGGATTTGCCGGCGGAAACTTAAGCGCAAAAGAGTTTGGAGAAAACTTAAAGACGATTAGCGACGGACTTGAAGATGGAGAGATTTCAGAAGGAGAGTACATTGAAAAAATGGAAACCCTGATGACAAGCATGTATGGAACAGGGGCGGCGGAAAAGGCCAGACTTGCTAATATGCTTGCAGGCAAGCAAGGTATGACAGGTCTTCTTGCGATAGTGAACTCTTCAGAGGAAGATTTTAACAAACTTACATCCGCTATACAGAATGCTGACGGTGCAGCAGAGAACATGGCAAATACAAGACTTGATAATTTGCAGGGTGATGTAAAACTTGCTCAAAGTGCCTTGGAAGGATTGGCCATACAAGTATATGAAGATTCTAAAGGACCTATGCGTGAAGGTGTGCAGATGTTTACCAAGTCTATTCAAGATTTGAATGTATATATCATAAAGAGCGGAGTGGCTAAGAATATAGGCAGAGCATTATCAAAAGGCCTTAAGCAGATGGAAGGTGCAGGAAAAGGCGTTATTGAGTTCGGTAAGTTCGCAATGAAGCACTCAAGTGCAATCCTTGGACTTATATCAGGAATGGCAGCAGGTTATGCCACATTGAAAGCTGTTGTGATCGGGAACAAGATAGCAAGTGGAATATCATCCATAACGATGGCACTTTCAAATCCTGTCACGGGAGCTATTGTGGTGGGTGCATTAGCCGTATCTGCAATAGTAGGAGTAACTACAGCCCTTAAAGCTATGAGAGTAGAAGCAGGCAACAGAAGCCTTAGTAAGCATTTTGGCGACTTATCTTTATCAATGAAAGAAGTTGATATTGTGGCGGACAGGCTTGTAAGCAGTAAGTCGCTTGAGGGTGTAAGGACTGCGATGAAATCATTTGATGAAGCAACTAAATCAATGGATAGCTTCACAAACAGTCTAAGTGCGGTCAGAAAACTCAACTGGCAAGTAGGCATGGGTATCAAGCTTAGTGAAGATGACAATACCGCATATAAAGATGGTATTGAGAATATGATCTCTTCTTTAAAACAATCTGCAACAAGTGAACAGTATGGTATGGATATGAATCTTGCCTCTATACTTGGAGATAATCCGAACATGGAAGGAATAAGAAGTTCATTTAACAATTACTATACTTCAGTATACTCTGAGCTTGACAGACTGGGCGAAGAGATGAAAAATGCAGTCAATGACGCATTCAATGACGGAATACTTGATATAGATGAGGCTAAGCATCTTGAAGAACTTGAAAAGCAGATGGCAGATATGAAGGCAAAGTTGGCAAACGACAATCTGCAGTCTTCTTTTGATGTTATCAATGCGTCAGGCCTTGGCAATCTTACGCCTGAAAGCTTTAAGGATATCATATCTAAGACGACTGAGAAAGCGAATGAAGCAATGGCTACTTTCTCGGAGAGTCAGGAAAAAGCACTTGCAAGCTTGCATGCACAGTACAAGGAGGGCTTTTTGTCAGAAGGTGAGTTTAACAGGCAATATGACATTATTATCAACAGCATACTTGATAATCAAGGTAAGACTATAGGAATGGCTGTAAGCTCACTTACTAAGAATATTAAGGATTCATATTCTACAGAAATGCAGGACTTGATGCCGGAACTGAATGATGTAGTAAACAATGCAATAAACAACGAAGGAAACCTTTATGCACTTAAAGAGCAAGGTGCGATAGCATTCACAGGCATTAAAGACAGTTTGCTGGACGGAATGAAAGTTGATTCGGCTACTAAAGAAGCTATGTCACAGTTGTATAAAGAGCTACAGCCTGACATGGAAAAGATGAATGCGATTGCAGAGAGCTACAAGAAGGCAGGACTACAAATACCTGACGAGCTGGCAAATGCGTTACATGAATCTGCTACTATAGGAGCATTGGCAGGAGATGAGGCGAGCCTTTGGTATCTATACGGTGAAAAGATTGCTAATGATCCGAATTATGCCGATATACTCAGTACAATGCAAAAGCAGGGAGTAGAGATACCGCAGGCATTACTGAATGGATTGCAGGCAAGCGGTGTACTGGATCAGGCAGGTAATATAGTGTATGGAAAGATAAATAATTCTGTACAGTCTGCAATGGCCATGCCGATAAAAGCCGTGGCCAAGTTCGATCTTGAAGCTGTATATAATGTTAGCCCTAATGTACTTAGCAATAAGGCCAGAGCGGAGGCGCAGGCAGCAGCAGTAGGTAAGCAAATGGCAAGCTTAAAAACAAATAGGATAACAGGTTTGCCGGCATATGCAAGCGGTGGGATTATTGAAAAGCCTACCTTGGCCACTTTCGCAGAGGACGGACCAGAGGCGGCTATACCGCTTGACGGTTCAGCACGTGCTATATCTTTATGGCAAAGAGCAGGTGAGATACTTGGTACACTTGGTGGAAAGTCAAAGGCAAGTGGAAGCTTGGAGAAACTTGAGGGTACAGATACATCCGGAAGTAACGTTGTGGTGAACTTTTCTCCGGTACAAAACTTTTCTGCTGGTACTACGGCTGAAGAAGTACAAAGGGTTAATGAACTCAGCTTTGAAGAGTTTAAAAAGATGTTCGACAGATATGTAAAAGATGGTAGAAGACTGGGATTTACATAAATGAGAGATAGAATATATATAGCAGAGTCAGGAGATACTTGGGACAGTATCTCCTTTAAAATTTATGAAGATGAGTTTAAAGTTGAGCTTTTAATGAATGCGAATAAGGACTTGATGCATATCTTTGTATTCGGTGGTGGCGAAAGGGTAAAGATACCTCAGTTACCTGAAGATGTGAGTAGCTCTTTACCTGATTGGAGAAAGTAATGGCAAGGTATACGGATTTAAGCCTGGTATATGAGGGCAAAGAAGCAAGTAATATAGGTACTGTAGAGAGCTTTACTTATGTTGATGAAGCTGAAAATAATGCGGACAATATCAGCATTACCATTGACAATGTGGATAAAAGGTGGACGAACGGCTGGACTCCTAAGCTGAATGATAAGATAGCAGCTAAAATAGCCTGGACTGATGAGAATAATAAAAAGAATAAGATTGACTGTGGATCCTTTGCAGTGGATGACTTTTCGATATCATCAAGTCCGCTAATATGTCAGATTAATGCTACTATAAAACCTATTAAAAATGAATTTAGCATTACGCCTAAATCAAAGATATGGAAGGATGTATCTGTAAAGCAGATAGCAACAGAGATTACAAATGCGTCAAACCTTAACTTAGTTTATGATAGTGAAGTAGAAGATAAGATAAAAGAGCTGGAGCAGTCAAATCATACTGATTCAGCTTTTTTGAAATTACTTTGCGAAAAATACGGACTAAACTTAAAAGTATATGATACAAAGGCTGTAATATATGATGTTGCAAAATATGAGGACAAGAATACGGTAACTAAAATAAGTCCTATACAATGTACTCAATGGAGTTATAACAACAGTATTTTAGGAACTTATACCGGTGCTGTTTTTTCATATACAAACTCTAAAGACAACAAGACTATATCAGTGACAGTGGGTAAGAGTGATAGACTTTTGTATATAAATGAATCTGCAGATGATGAGGCAGATGCAATGAAAAAGGCAATAGCAAAAGTAAATGCCTCAAATAGAGAGCTTATCACTATGAGCTTGGAACTGGTGGATCCTATGGCAATAATAGCAACAAACTGTGTAGACCTCGCCGGCTTTGGTGGCGAGGTAGATGGCAAGTATTTTATAACAAGAGTTACTCATACAATATCCGGTAATGGATATGTGCAAAGCTTAAATCTTAGAAAGGTTGTATCCAGAATAGGAGCTGGTGGTAAAGAAGATGGTCAAAAAGGAAATGCTTCTACAGAAAATAATAGTGCAGCAGATGGCATGGAATATATAGTGAAAAAAGGTGATAACCTTTGGAACCTTGCCAAAAAGTATTTGGGTAAGGGTGTGAAGATGAAAGAAATATATGAGGCCAACAAGGATGAGATCGAGAAGGAAGCGAAGAGACATGGAAAGAAAGATTCAGATAACGGCCACTGGATTTGGGAAGGAACAAAGCTAAACATACCGGGTGGAAAGAAGGAATAAGAATGGATGAATTGATAAGAATTAAGGTGAATGATAAACAGGAACAAGTTATTGAAGGCGGGGAATTGCATAAAGTACTTGATGTATCTACAGCATATAAAGATTGGTTCCCCAGAATGCGTGAGTATGGATTTACAGAGGGCGAGGACTTTTGCTCAATTTTGAGCGAAAGTACAGGTGGCAGACTGGCAACCAATCACCTTGTAAGTATTGATATGGCAAAAGAGCACAGAAAGGACTCTTATTCCTATAGGACTTGCTGAAAGAAAATAGAATATTACCAATGATTGAAAAAGAGTTGGAATAAAAAAGTGTAAAATAATACTTGACTTTTGAGCGTGCATTTAATATATTAAATGTGTGCTTGAAAGTGAGGTGATGAAATGAGTCCACGCACAGGCAGACCTAAGGTAGATAATCCTATAAATATAAGAACAAGTGTAAGGCTTGATAAAAAAACTGATGATGAACTAAATGAGTATTGTATTAAAAACAATCTCTCAAAAGGGGAAGCAATCAGAAAAGGAGTTTATTTACTTTTAAAGGAAATAAAATAAAAACACCCTTAAACTGCTCAACTTGGCGGAAGATAGTTTAAAGGTGTGGCGAAAGATTTCTCTTTCTGTAAATATTGTAATACAGATAGGGGTTTCTTTCAAGTACGAAAAATTTGGAAGGAGCTTTTTTATTATGTTTAAGTATGAGCAAAACGAAACAATGAGATTATTAGGATATCAAGGTTTTGTAGATGGAGAGGCAAGAGAGCAGATAGAGGATGTGTTGTCTGCACACGAGAAAGATTTTGAGTTAATAAGTTTCGCAATAGATATATTCAATCTTGGAACGATAAATGGAATTAGAAGAGAAAGGAGCAGAAAGTAATGGGTGATTTACAGATTTTTAACAATGAGGAGTTTGGAGAGATTAGAACTGTAGAGATTGAGGGAAAGCCGTTTTTCTGTGGAAAAGATGTGGCAGGAGCCTTGGGGTACGCAATCCCAAAAGATGCAATTGCCGCACATTGTAAGGGGGCGGTAAAACACCGCACCCCTACGAATGGAGGAGTTCAGGAGCTTTTGTTTATTCCTGAAGGAGACCTATACCGTCTTATTGTGAGTAGTAAACTCGCAACGGCGGAGAAGTTTGAACACTGGGTATTTGATGAAGTACTTCCCTCTATCCGTAAGCACGGACTGTATGCGACTGATGAATTACTGGATAATCCGGATTTGATTATTCAGATGGCGACAAAGCTTAAAGAGGAAAGAAAAGTAAGAAAAGTATTGGAACTTGAAAATAAAGTACAATCTCAACAAATAGCAGAGCTACAACCGAAGGCAAGCTATTATGATTTGATATTACAGTGTAAAGACCTTCTTACAGTAACAGAAATATCAAAAGATTATGGTATGAGTGCAAAGGGACTAAATACAAAGTTACATGAACTTGGAGTTCAATATAGGCAAAGTAGTATATGGTTTTTGTATTCAAAGTATCAGGATAAGGGTTATACACAGACAAAAACTCAAAGTTATACTAAGTCTGATGGCACGATAGGAAGCAGTGTACATACATATTGGACACAGAAAGGACGATTATTCCTATATGATTTATTGAAAGAAAATAGTATATTGCCAATGATTGAAAAGGAAGATTCATGAATGATGTAATCAGGATAGGCAAGGTATCAAGCATTGATTATGAAAAAGGAATGATATCTGTCTACTATGAGGACAGAACCGCTATGGTAACAAGTATTATGCCGGTTCTTAGCAATGGTAGATATAAGATGCCTAAGATAGGGGAGTCAATACTTGTAGCACATCTTAGTAATGGAACGAATGCAGCAGTGGTACTGGGTACGATTTTTAACGATGCAAATGTTCCTAAATCTTCCGGACAGAATGTGTATTATGAAGAGCTGTCTGATAGTACAATGATAAGTTCAGATGGCACAGATATAACATTGAAAGCAGCTGCAGGAAGTATAAATGTATCAACTCTTTTAAATCTTATAAAGCGTGTAGAAGCTTTAGAAAGAAGGTGATCATGAGAAAGCTTGGAAGTTGGGGAAAAGACCTGGTATTTTCGGTATCAAGCGATAAAGTACTTACTTTTAAAAAGCTTAATAGAGAAGTCTCATCAAGGTGGGCAAGTCATACTCCGACATTTGGAAAGCCTAAAAGAGAGTTTTTGGGAGTAGATCTTGAGACAATTACACTTGATATCACTTTGAATGCTTTTTTAGGAGTAAATATCACTAAGACTATTAAGAAACTTGAAAGCGCATTAAAGATTGGTAGAGCAAATTATATAGTGATTGGTGGTAAAAGGATTGCAAATTATAAATTCAATCTGACAAAGATAAGTGAAGCTTACAATGTAGTATATAGAGACGGTTTTATATCTGAAGCTGATATTACATTAACATTTACGGAGTATCATTGATGAATATTAAAGTGGATTTTACGACAGATAGCAGTATAGATACTGAGCTTTTAATATCAATACAGACTTTATGCAACACTTATGAAGGTACAATCCCTTTAGACAGACGGGTTGGACTTGATTCAAGCGTAATATCTGAAAGTATTGATATTTCAAAAGAGATAATTACTGCAGATATTTTCGACAAGGTTGAAAAGTACATACCGGAAGTAGAAGTGATAGAGGTTTCTTTTAAAGAAGGTGAAGACATATCAATGCTTGATGTATTGATAAAACTTGGAAGGAGGGAAGATGTTTGAGAGAGTACCGGATGTAAGTTTTATTGATGATCTGAGACTTGAAAGCTTGATGGAAGAGCTTGTAAAAGAATATGAAAATGAATACAAGCGGATAACCGGCAACAATGAATATACACTACCTAAAGTATCACCATATAGATTTATATTGAATGCTATATGCTTACAATTATTCCAGGGATTTATGTGGCTTGACAATATGGGTAAAATGAATCTCTTAAAATATTCAAATGGACCGTATCTCGACAATATGGCCGTTGCGTTCGGTATAGAAAGAAAGATGGGTGAGCCAAGCAAATGTAAGGTCAGATTCAAGTTATCAAGCGTGCAGACATCAAATATACCTATACCAAAGAATACGAGGGTAACAGATGGCAGTATATACTTTAGAACAACTAAATTTGCTGAGATAGCAGCAGGAAAAGAGTATATAGATGTAGATTGCGAATGTGTAGAGGTAGGCAGTAAATACAATGATATTGTAGCAGGCAGAATCAAGATACTTGTAGACAGTATTCCGTATATAGAAAGTGTATCAAATACAAATACTACAGAGTATGGAGCTGATATAGAAGATGATGAAACACTGAGAGAAAGAATATTTCTTGCAAGCTCTACATATTCGGTAGCAGGCCCGATCGGTGCATATGAGTATCATACAAAAGCATATTCAAGCCTTATATCTGATGTAAGAGTAACAAATCCGTCTCCTAGAGTAGTAGATATAAGAGTTGTCCTAAAAGGTGGAGAAAAGCCGGATGCAGAATTTTGTAGAGGACTTAAAGAGTATCTGTCAAGTGACGATAGAAAACCGCTTACTGATGTTGTAGAGGTAAATGCACCACTGGATAGTAACTATAATATCAACCTAAAGTACTTTATAAATGACAGTGACAAGGCCAATGTCACTAATATCCAGGCAGCAGTTACTAAAGCCATAGAAGATTTTAAGAGATATCAAAGTGAGAGAATTGGTAGAGATGTAAATCCTTCCATGCTTGTGAGCATGATAGTAAATGCAGGAGCAAAGAGAGTAGATATAATTGAGCCGGCATTTATAAGTGTAGATGATGCACATATAGCAACATTGAATTCATCAAATATCACGTATGGAGGCCTTGAAAGTGATTGATATTTTTAATTCTCATATCGTGGATGTTTTACCACATAAATACAAGTCAGATCCGGAAATACTTGCACTAAGCCACGCAATAAATACTGTGCTTAATAAATACTTTCAGACATTAAATAAGAGTATGGTTATATCCGGCATTGATGATTTAGGCGAAGAGGTTCTTGACTTGAGAGCAATCGAGCTTGATATACCTTACTATACTTCAGATATGGATATAGAGACTAAAAGAAAGCTTGTAAAGTCTGCAATAGCTTTATATAAAAAAGCAGGTACTAAGGCGAGCGTAAGAGCTGTAGTGCAGACCGTGCTTGGCAACGGTGAAGTGATCGAATGGGATAAGTTTAACGGAGTGCCGGGCAGCTTTAAAATAGTTACAAGTGGATCAAGCGATACTGAAGCATTGCAGGAACTTTCTAAGATTATCAAAAAGATTAAAAATGCCGGTGCAACTTTGATAGCAGTAGAAAGAATAACAGATATAAAGTCTGAAGTTTATATCGGAGGCCTTGTACAAAGTGTAACTATACAGTCAGTGAGGTAAAAGATGGCAAGATTTAATACACCTGTAATTACAAATGCAGGTATAAATATTATAAATAGAGCTATAAATGGTGAGAACTTGGAGTTTTCAAGCATAAAAATAGGTGATGGTACATATACAGGGAGCGAGGACTTGAAGACATTTACAGAGCTTATAGGGTATAAAAATACTTTTAATATATCTGCAGCAGTGGTAGATGGCAATGTCTTAAAGATAAATGCAACAGTAAGTAATGAAAATGTAAGCGTAGGATATCAAATAAAGGAAGTCGGGATATATGGCAAGGTGGGCAATCAGGAAACCCTGATCGCAATTGCTACTGCGATAAATCCTGACTTTTTGGCTGATAGGACAAGTGCTCCCGTAACTATCATAATGGAATTTTATCTTACTATTGATAGAGCAAGTGAGATAAATTTCACTTACAGTATTCCTGATGGTGTATATGTGGATATTAGAACTTTTGATACAGGCTTAAAGAATATTGAGAACAAGATAAATCAAAAGCTTAAGAAGGTGACAGTTGTAGAAGTAAGAGTAACTGCGTGGGAAGGTACTACAGTATTTAAACAGCGAATAAATATTGCCAGCATTAAAGCAAATGATATCCCTATTGTCAGTCATAAACTCGAGGATAACATGACAGATGCAACTACAATAAAGGCAAGGTGGAAGGCCTACAGCTGTCTTGATAAGGTAGTAGTCTATGATGGATACATAGAGCTTTTATGCTATAGAAAGAAGCCTCTAAGGAGCTTTTATCTTGCAGTAAAGGAGGTGTAATATGGCTGATGCGATACTGATGGCAGGAGGCACAGGAGGAGTTACATCGGATGATGTGACAGCCGGCAAGGCTCAAGTTCTACGAGGCTACAAGACTATCACAAGTGATAGTGATGATGAAGTTGTTGAGGGTACTATACCTAATCGTGGCAATATAGTAGATACAGTAGAGTTCGTCAATGCACATTGGGATTCAAAGTTCTTGGCGAGAATTGAGGAAGGCTTTTATTCACAAAATGGGCAATATAAGCCGTGTGTGGCTATACCCTATGCAGTATTGGCTAATGGCATTGGAATAGATGCAAATAAAATGCTTAGCAATGCAACAGTTGCAGGAGTACGAGGCACTATACCTATACGAGGATATAGAGGTGAAGATTGTACAGAAATGTGGTTATATCCTGCTGAAGGTGGCTATGTTGTAAGACTTAAAGAAGGTTACTATCATGCTTCTTCGGGTTATCAGCCTTATCTTATTGCTCCTACAGCTTTAGTTAAAAGTACAGTTAATTATCATCCTGAGAAAACTTTGAGTGACACTACAACTTGTGGTGAGCAAGGGCAGATTAAAATGGTCGATACTAAGCTCAATAACTATACTAATAATCAAGCAATGTTTATTGGCATGGACACTAGTAGAGGGAAGCTAGTTATGGGACTGGGGCATGGCAATGCCTACTACTATAGAGATGATAATAAACCTCATGTCGAGACAGACGCTTTAAATTTTGGTACAGCAGGTTCAGATAGCGTTCTTCAAGGTCAAACTGCAACGTCACAAATCGGAATTAAATTTGGAGGTACAATTCCTAGATGGATATGTACCACTGGGGATGTTATTACAGCTCACAATGTCTCTAGTTATGGACAAGGGTTTGCATGGGATGATGTTCATGCAGGTAGAGGTAGAGGTATTGTTGTAGGCATACCAAATAGACACTACATTCAGGGAGCTAATTGGGTTTTCCTACCTTCACCTAATCTTTATCCTTGGAATATCAGAGCTGGCGTAAATATACATGGTATCACAGGAACATTGCAGGATTACGGAGCAGGGCGAGTGGCTTTTAGGAATGCCACCTTCGATGGAGTTTTGATATCGGGGGTGGCGAATAAGGGATTTATTTTAAGAAGCATTCCGAGATTTTTGAACTTTAAAAACACAAGTAATGGGTACTTAGGAATACAAGATGGTGGCATGAAGCTTCTTAATTTTTATGGAGGTAACACCAGACAAGTTTCTGCACCAGATGTAGGATGCGTTTTTGCCCATTCTATAAATTTATCACCATTTCGATATATAAAGGTAGGCTATAAGGTTCTTAGATTTATAGGAGATGGAACTAATGCTCAACCTGCTCGTGTAAGTTTTGAAATTGGAGTAACCCCTGTTTCAAATTCCGGAGGAGAAAGTTACAATCCTGCAAGTAATACAGTTCTTAAGGATATAGGAGGTACAGCAAATTCTACATCTCATGTAATGACATCAACGAGACCAAGTGCAGGAGACCAAAGCGACCATTCTCAACTATATTTAACACTTGATGTATCAGCAAATCAGGGACATCATTTTTTATATTTTATGCTAGGTGATATAATACATGAGTATGGTAATGGAGTTGTTAGTTCTAATGTTGTAGTTAATTATATAGAATTTATAAATTAGGAGGTTTAAATGAGCAAATTGATTTTAAAAGACAAGACGGAAATAGAGTTAAGCACGCACTACGGTGATACATTTGTAACGGTGATTGATAATTTTTCAGAATTGGATGTGATTAAGGATGAGCTTACAGATGCAAATACTGTAATCATGACAGTTCAGGATGATGCCGGAGAGCAGTCTATAACAGGTCTTAAATTGCAAGGCATCACAGTTAACTTTATCAAGGATGCAATGGGAGCAATTGCCCAAATGCAGGCGTTGTTGATGTTTAGAGCAATGGACAAAGTAGAGCAGGTAGAGGCAACCTTAACAGGTCGTATAGATGCCTTGTCAAACATGATGCTTGAATTGATGAACAGTGAAGAGGAGGAAGAAGGCAATGAGTAAGAAGAAAATAAAAGTATATGTTAGATTCTATGCATCAAGGATTAAACACGGCCTTATGGCACTTGATGAAGTGCCGGAGAAATACAGAGCAGCCGTTGATGAGTTCATGAAAACTGATGAATACTTGATGATGTAGAGGAGCATGAGCTCTTTTTTTATTGCAGAAAGGAGTAGTTATATGTCTTTAGATCAGGCAATAGAGCATGCACTGGATGTTGCGAGTGAAACAGATTGTGCTAACTGCAGAACTGAATACTTGCAGTTAGCTGCATGGTTACAAGAACTACAAGAATATAGAAAGAGGGATGGAATGTATGATTAAAATTGGACAAGCAAGCCGTGATGAGCGAGGCAAGTATAGCGGGGGCAAGGCAGGTGATCAGGACGGACAGGAAGTAGCAATTCGCAGTTGGTACAATCGTCCATGGAATAAAGTTCTCAGACCGAAAAATCCTGCGATCGCAGGAAGGATAGCAGCTGCTATGGAGGATGCCTGCAGAAACGATAATATCGGATACGATCAGTATGAGCGAACTACATTATATGATCTGTGTAAGGAGAATGGCTGGATTATAAAAGCTGTAAATAGGCCTTGCGAGACCGACTGCAGTGCGCTGGTTGCAGTTTGTGTTAATGCAGCAGGAGTTAGAGTATCAGGAAGCATCTATACTGGCAATGAATCTGCTGCATTGTTGAGGACAGGGGAGTTTGAATTGCTTGATGCTCCTAAATATCTTATGACAGATGAGTATTTGCGAAGAGGGGACATTCTTTTGTACGAATTCCACCATACTGCTATAGCTCTTGAGAATGGTTCGAAATCAAATATTCAGAATCAAAAAAAGCTATCTTTTAAGCTCGGTTGGAACAAAAACCATAGCGGCCAGTGGTGGTATGCCGACAATCCCAATAGTTATATTGCCGGCAGGTGGGCATTGATAGATGGTCGCTGGTATGTTTTTGACCAGAAAGGCTACATGATAGTTGGATGGTTCAAACAGGGACCAGACTGGTACCATCTCAATATAGATGGAGCTATGCTGAGCGGCCAATGGGTAGATATTGACGAAAGAAGCTACTACCTGCAGGAGTCAGGTCTTATGGCTAGAGACTCCTACATTAAGAGTAAAGATAAAAATATGTATTACTGGGTAGATTCGAATGGGGAATACAAAAAGGAATTTGATACGACTAATCCGGATCTATCTAAATATCAATTAGTAAAGTAAAGGAGAAGCTTATATGAGAGCAAGCATTTTATATTCAACAGTTGGGGTAGTAGGAGGATTTATAGCAATGGTCTTCGGAGGGTGGAGTGATGCACTTGCTACACTTATGATTTTCATGGGGGTAGATTATGTAACAGGACTCATAGTAGCAGGCATTTTTAAGAAAAGTAAAAAGTCTGAAAGTGGAGCCCTTGAATCTAGAGCAGGCTTTAAGGGGCTATGCCGTAAGGGAGTAGCACTCCTTATTGTATTAGTTGCCGTTAGACTTGACGTAATAATGCACACTACATATATTAGAGATGCGGTTGTAATAGCATTTATAGCAAATGAATCAATAAGCATAATTGAAAATGCCGGGCTGATGGGAGTGCCAATTCCTGGAGTAATTGCAAAGGCTATTGATGTTCTTAAGAAAGAGTCAGATAAGGTAAGTGCAAATTAAATGTACTCTTGTAATGTGAGTTTCTCCCTATTTACAAATGGTAGAAACTCACTAGTAACAAAGAGCTTTAAGAAGCTATAAAATAGGCAACCTACAGTTCAGTAAGAGATAATTATTATTATTTAAAACTATACCCCATAAATTCAAGGAAAAGCTTGAGTTTATGGGGTTTTTGCTTGTCAGTATTCCGATACTATATTAATGTATTATATATATGAAACAGCATTCTAATAATTTTAGCAGTATAAAAATCAAAGTTATATTAACATATAAAACTTTTAATGTTAGAATATAATAATATCCATATAAGAAAATTAAGAAAAAATATATAAGTAGAGTTGGAGATTTTTAGTATGAAATGTTTGAATTGTGGCTGTGAGAGTGAGAAGTTTCTTTGTTTGGCATGCAACAAGGCTGAGGTTTTGAAAAAAAATTTTCAAGAGATAAGATATTATAAGTCATATACTTGTGAAAATAAATATCTTATAGAATATGATGCGGGTCTTCGGGAAGGAACTACTATTGTAGATATTATTCCTGACATATTGAAGCAATTTGACTCTAAAATAACCGAATACTATTATTGCTTATATTATAGAACGATAAGGGATGAGAGATTTGAATATGTTGCAATTAAGTATATAGAGTCTCATGATTTAAGTGATATAAAGACACAGCATATAATGTATGAATTGATTGAAAGTTATATTCCAAATAATTTTATAAAGCCGAAAAAATGGTGTGAAATAATTTTTGAAACGAAAAATCTTAGTTGTGAGCTTTATGCAATTGCGGCAAAATATTTTGCCATGATTGGAGAATATGATATATCAGATAATATTACTGAAAGAGCTGTGAAAATATGCAATGATATTGAGAATAGAGTGTTTATATTTTACTCGCCTGAAGATATGAATGAACGATTGGAAAAGCAAAAGATTGACACAAATAGATACAGAACAAAACGACCATATTGGCCAAGTACAGAAGAACGTCGTCGGGCAGTTGCAGAATTTTATGATAAGAAAGGTATTAAGTATCCGAGTATTGAAAAAAAACCTAAAAAAATAAGAGAAGATGAGTTTGAACCGATACGTGAGTGCGTTGATTATGAATTATCTAAATACTGTGTATTTTGGTGTAGCGAAGTTTTCGCAATCAATGCTCCTAAGTCAATTTATCAAATTGGTGCTGTAAAAGTTTTCGATGGTAAAGAGATTGATTCGTTTGAATCATTTATTCGACCTTGGGATTCGGCAATTAAATGGAAAGAACTAGCTGCAAAAGAGGTTGGAGTTAGTTTGGAGGTGATCGAATCAGCTGAAAACGTTGGAACTGTATTTTTAAAGTTTTTAGAATTTGTAGGAGATAATGTTTTAGTTTCTACTGGTGCTTTAGGGAATCAAGGAAAACTAATTTCAAGAGCTGCTCGTTATTCAGGACTTAGAAAAATAGAAAATGAATTCTTGGATCTGTTAGATGTGGCAACTGATATATCTGTAGAATTTGATTTTTCAAATAATACTAGGAAATATTTGTTAACGTATTTCTCCTTGGAGGAAGGAAAGACAGCATTGGAAAAAGCTCGGTTAAATGAAAAAATATATAGTGAATTAAGAAAATATGGCGGTTGATATGATAGATAATGCTACTTTAACTATTGAACAGCAAGAAGCTATAATGGAAATAGAAAGAAATTTACAGATTATTGCATGTGCAGGTTCTGGAAAAACAGAAGTAATTACACGTAGAATTGCTAATATCTTGAACAGTAGATCTGATATTAAGCCTGAAAATATTGTTGCTTTTACATTTACAGAAAAGGCTGCAGAGTCAATGAGGAAACGTATTGAAAATATCTTGGGATCAAAGTTTGTGAAAGAAATGGATAAAATGTATATTGGTACAATTCATGGATTTTGCTACCAGATACTTACTAAATATACAGAGAAATTCAAAGAATATAGGGTTCTTGATACAGCAAAAAGTTATCTATTTATTAGTAGATATTCCATTAAATGTGGTATAAAAAGTTTAGGACTGGAACCATGGGAGAATAATATAGATTTATTTTTAAAATGTATTGATAAATTGATTGATAATTATGATCATATAAAGGAGTGGACACATGAACAAAGGAATGCATTCGAGAAATACACTAATTGTCTTTACTCAAATAATTATATTGATTTTTCATTGATTATTTTTGAGACATTACAACAAATAGATACTAATATTAAAGTGTGTGAGTACTTATCTCAGATCAAATATTTGGTAGTGGATGAATACCAAGATGTAAATGATTTACAAGAAAGGTTAATTTCGTATATTGGAAAACTAGGAGCAAATTTATGTGTTGTAGGAGATGATGATCAAACAATTTATCAATTTCGTGGAAGCAATGCAAATAATATAATATCTTTTTCAAGTAGATATGAGAATGTTCATCAAGTAAGGTTAGAGAAAAATTTTAGATCTTCTCATGGAATTGTAGACGTAGCAGAATCTGTAATACATAATAATAAAAATCGTATAACAAAGAAAATGGCCTCAGAAGTTCTTAATATGGAATCTACCATTAGGGTTAAGAGGTACTTAAATAAGGAAAAACAATTTTATGCTATTGCAGAGAAAGTAAAAAAATTAAATTTGTCAGGTATTCCATACAAAGAAATAGCAATTCTTGTGCGTAAGAGAAAAATAATTCCTTATATTGTAGAAGCTTTAGAGTATGCCCAAATTCCATATGAAACAGATGGAGTAGAGAAATTTTTTAAAAATGAATATTTTAATCGCTTTATTATTACATTGCAAACGCTCATAGATATAGATAAAGCAAAATTATATGAATGCTGGAATGATATAGTGGATAAAGAAAAGTTCAATAGTGGGTTTAGGTATTTAAGAAGAAGTAGTAGAGAAGCAAGAATACCTTTAAAAGAAATTATTGTTATATTTTGTGAAAAAATATGTTTTTTAGATGATAATGCTGATGATATTGAAATACGTCGTATATATTTTGATGGTATATTAAAGATATTAAGTGACTATGATGAAATATATGGTGATAGAATGCTAACATCACGTGTTGATGGAGTATTAACGTTTATAGAAAATAGAGCTAAAGATAGATACAGTTATAAAAACTTTGATACAACAGAAAAAGCCATGGATATGGTACAGATAATGACCATACATAAATCTAAAGGGCTGGAGTTTAATACTGTTTTTTTACCTGAACTTCAGCAAGGCGAATTTCCAGCATCAAACATGGGGGGGACGCAATATTACCATGTTTTAGGTGGTTTTTTTGAAGAGAATAAGCATAAATATCAGAGTGATTTGGAAGATGAAAGAAAGCTGTTTTATGTAGCAGTTACAAGAGCTAAGCAAAATTTATTTATGAGTTATGAACTATTAAAAGGAAATGTATCATGTTTTGTAAAAGAAGCATTAAACTCTAAATACGTAAAAATTGATACGACAGAGTAATTTATTCTATAGATTTGTAAGGCTTATGAGCTAAAACTGATGTATGATCATAAGGTGTACACAATAAAGATAAGATAAAGATAAGATTTTATACTAAAAAATCATTATATTTGAGAGTAGGAGGCTAAAAAATGGCTAATATTTGTGTGTATAAAGGAATAGTGAAAGGAAGAAAAAATGGGGATGTGAAAAAACTCGATTGAGTTTTTTCGCATCTCTCTTTTTGTATTTATTGTGTATAGATGACTGAAATCATAC